CAACACAATGAACAAAAAAATACAGCAATTTTCCACCCTATCTTTATTTAGTGGTTGTGGTGGCCTTGATTTAGGTTTTCGCGGAAATTTCCAGTTTCTTGGGAAGAAATATGCCTCAAATAATTTTAAAATTGTTTGGGCTAACGATATTGAAAAAAATGCTTGTAAAACATACCATAAAAACTTGGGCCATAATATTGTCTGCGGAGACATTAGGTCAATTCTTAAGGATCAATATGCCTCAGTATTTGATAAACCTATACCATCATCAGCAGACATAGTGCTGGGTGGCTTTCCTTGTCAAGATTTTAGTCACGCAGGCAAAAGGAAAGGTTTTGAGAGTAAACGGGGCACGCTATACCAAGCAATGTTAAAAGTCATAGAAAAGACACAACCTAAAGTATTTTTAGCCGAAAATGTAAAAGGACTGCTAACAATAAATGACGGGAAAGCTATTCAAAAAATAATCCGAGATTTTGGTGCATTAGGCTATCACATATCACATCAGTTATTGCTAACAGCCGATTACGAGGTTCCGCAAAAAAGGGAACGAGTTGTTATTGTAGGCACAAAAAAAGATTTACTTCCAAAGTTTAAATTTCCAAAACCTGTTCTTAAAAAAGATCACTGGATATCTCTATCCGAAGCAATAGGTGACTTAGAAGAAGTTACAGAAGGAAAAGAAATAAACCATTATTGGTCAAAAGCAAAAAAGAATAAAGGGCAAGGTAATAACGCTGTACAAAAAAATAGTCCTGGCCCAACAATGCGAGCTGAACACCATGGCAATATAGAATTTCATTGGAACGGAAAAAGACGCTTGTCTGCTAGAGAAGCTGCAAGAATTCAATCCTTCCCTGATGACTTTATTTTCTACCCTTCTACCTCAAGTGCTTACAAACAAATAGGTAATGCTGTCCCTCCTGTATTTGCATGGTTTATAGCAAAAGAAATTGATAACTTCCTTAGTGTTAATCTGCCGGAAAAGAATAATATAGAACAGAAACAAATGTTGGCGGCAAATTTATGATTATAGCACATAACGATGATTATAAAATATTTACCAACTTACTGTCTGCGTCAGTAAGCCAATTACAGAAAGAATCAAGGAGCTTGAGGCGGTAAAGCCTTGTAAATGTAAGCAACCAACACAACCACAACCATGACTACAGAAAAAAGGAAAATAAATGATTTTATGGCTTGACTTTGAAACTCGGTCACTCTGCGATCTCAAGGCCGAGGGCGTGTATAACTACGCGCGGGACATCAGCACGGAGGTTATCTGCATGTGCTACGCCTTTGATGACCAAGATATAGCTACATGGCGTGCCGGCGAGGACTTCCCCAACGCGGTCAGGTGCCATGTCGGGCAGATAAGGGCTCACAATGCAGCTTTTGAGAGGCTTATCTTCGCGCATGTTCTTGGCATACACTTTGAGCTGGAACAATTCTACTGCACGGCTACGCAAGCAAGAGCGAACTGTATGCCCGGGACACTCGGAGACCTCGGTCGTTTTGCCGGTCTCGGGATGCAGAAGGACTACCGAGGGGCGCAGCTTATTAGATGGCTGTCTAAACCTCTTTCGGATGGCGCATTCAATGAAGAACCTCACCTGATGCAAGAGATGGAGGCTTACTGTCAGCAAGATGTACGCGTTATGCGTGAAGCAAGCCTATCTATGCGCCCACTGTCAGAAGAGGAGTTATACGACTATCATGTCAGTGAGCGTGTCAATGACAAAGGTGTTTTGATCGACAAAGTTGTGTGCGATTTGGCGCAAAGATACGCCGAGGCGGAAAGGCTCGATATTGAGGGCCGTGCGCGTAGGCTCACCGGGGGTGATATCCAGAATGTCCGGTCCGGCAAGATGCGTGAGTGGGTATACACTAGAGTCGGCGAAAGCGGCAGGCAGCTAATGGCCGCCGAAGAAGGGAAAATCACTATAGATAAGGCCGCACGGGGAAACCTTCTTGCCCTTGCCGAAGAAGACCCGGCCGAGGTGCCCCCCGTGGTCGCAGAGGTTATAAAATGTGCAGATGATATCTGGTCGTCCAGCGTTGCGAAGTTCAAGAGGATGTCCACGCTGTCGGATGTCGAAGATCAAAGAGTTCGGGGTTCTTTTGTTTTTGCAGGAGGCTCGGCAACCGGTCGGGCGGCGTCTTACGGGCTCCAAGTTCATAACTTCCCACGGAAATGCGCTGTAGACCCCGAAGGTGTGCGCAGCGCAATGCGTCGGGGTTTAGACCTTGTGCCTACTTTCGGGCCAACGGTTAGCACGGTGCTGAAGTCCATGCTCCGCCCGTCCCTTATCGCGCAGGAGGGCAAGACCTATGTCATAGCGGATTGGTCGGCCATTGAAGGCCGGGTAAACCCATGGTTGTCGCATTGCGCCGAGGGCGAAAAGAAGCTCCAGTTGTACCGCGACGGCCTCGACCCGTACAAGGTCAATGCCTCGGTGATGTACCGTACCAGCTACGACACTGTGACTAGTGAACAGAGGCAGATCGGTAAGATACAGGAGCTTGCCCTTGGGTTTCTTGGCGGCGCGGGTTCGTTGTCCGCCTTCACCTCGGTTTACGGTGTGCAAATGGACGAAGAAGAGACACGCCAAGCCGTTCAGATGTGGCGGAAGGCAAACCCGTGGGCGATGTACCACGGCAAGCAGCTTGAGCAAGCGTACCATCGCGCTATGCGGAACCCTCGGCGTGAGTTTAAGGCGTGTCGGGTCACATATATGTTTGACGGTCTTCATCTCTGGTATGCTTTACCGAGCGGAAGAATTTTGAGTTATCCTTTTGCAAAAGTGGTACGAGGTGAGGTATCTTACAGGAAGGCTTCTTGGAAACCTGCTTCGGGTTCTGAGGAGTGGCCAAGAGGTAATCTTTGGTATGGCCTTGCGGTTGAAAATGTAACTCAGGCTGCGGCCCATGACCTACTCCGCTACGCCATGCGCGAACTGGATGATCTTTACTATGATATAGTATTACATGTGCATGATGAGATAGTGATAGAGGTGGAAGACGACAAGGCAGAACAGGCTATTCAAGATATGACACGGATAATGACAACTCCAGTTGCTTGGGCTAAGGGCCTCCCGCTGGATATTGAACTAACGACAGCTAAACGATATGGGAAATAAAATGCTCGGATTCGTGAAATATCTTAGTGGGCTAGCAGAAGAAGGCGAGACACTTCTTTTGGTGAGACAGAAGCCTTTAATTAAGGGTGGAGACCTCCAGCGCTATGGAGACGGGGCGTTAAAAGCAACATGGGTGCCCCTGTTGCCATCAGGTATCAGCAAGGTTAAAGCTGACTGGGCTATCTACGGGAACACCGCAGCTTTCGTTTCTGACCGCTTGAAAGCGAAGCTGTCGGCTAGTAACGCAAACTGCGAGCATGTGCTTGTGATGGTGCTGGACGATATAGGCACAAAAAGCAAGGAGCCGCCCATTGAACCGACCTGGAAGATGGAGACTAGCGAGGGTTCCTTCCAGTGGGGTTATGTCTTCTCGGAGCAGCCGCCCAAAGGGGCGTACGCTGCTGCCATCCGAGCCATAGCAGGCGCGGGGTACACCGACCCCGGCGCGGTCAACGCCGTTCGGAACTTCCGCCTGCCCGGCTCGGTCAACTTAAAGCCCGGCAAGGGGGGGTTTAAGTCCCTGCTTGTTGAGTTCCAGCCGGACCGTGAGTTCACTCTTGACGAGATTACGGGGGCTATGGGTGTCACTTACGATAAGAATAGCACCCCCGTTGTGTGGCCTATCAATACCCAAGACACACGCGGCGACGAGGTACTGACATGGCTGGACAAAAACCGCTTGGTTCTGAGCCCGGTTAACACTGAAGGCTGGTGCTCTGTTATCTGCCCGAACCACGAGCAACATAGCGACCCCGCCGACGCGTCAGCACGGTACCATCCAGGGGATAGGGCTTTTGTCTGCTACCATGGGCATTGTGCGGACTTCTCCAGCCAATACTTTCTTGACTGGGTATCCGACAACGGCGGCCCTTCATGCACACACGGCATGAGGGCCGAGCAGATACCAAACTCTATGTCTATAGTCTTAGATAAGTTGCCACCAGGTAGCAATGCCCAAGATCACGCGGAGAAAGTGATGGGCCGCATTGAGGCGAAGGAAATTGGCCGCACGACCAAAAAGGACTGGTTCACACGGTTTGCGTATGTCCAAAGCGACGACTCGTTCTTCGATATAGGGACCCGGCGCGAGACGACAAGAGGAACCTTCAACGCCCTCTATCGTCACATCAGTTGTAGTAGCATACACAGCACAAAGGGGAGAAGGATAGAGGCTTCGGTATCTTTTGACGAGAACCGCGAGGCGTGTGGGGCCAAAGCTCTGGTTGGTATCACCTACGCCGCAGGGGAGACACCGTTTCTTGCCGTGGAGGATGAATTATATGGCAACAAGTGGAAAGACGCTCGGCCCGATTTTGAGCTTGTTAAAGAGGATATAAGCCCTTGGCTAGCACATGCAGAGTGTCTTATACCTGAAGCCAAAGAGCGGGAGCATATCTTCAATGTAATGGCGTTCAAGCTTCAGCACCCGAAGATAAAGATCAATCACGCGGTGTTGCATGGGGGGCTCGAAGGTTCAGGTAAAGATACGCTTTGGGCACCCTTTATATGGGCAGTATGCGGACCGCAACTGATCAACCGTGGGTTTATGGATGCCAACGCCCTTCATGGACAGTGGGGGTACCACCTTGAGAGTGAGATTCTTCTACTCAACGAGCTCAAAGAGCCGAACGCGTCCGACCGGCGGGAGTTGGCCAACCGGCTGAAACCCATAATTTCCGCCCCACCCGAGTACATTGAGATAAACCGAAAGAACATGGCACCATATAAGGCGCTCAACCGTGTGTTTGTGCTAGCCTTCACTAACGAGCAGATACCTATTTCGCTTGCGTCCCAAGATCGGCGCTGGTTTTGTGTATGGTCCGCAGCGCCGAGGATGGGCGCTACTGAGAGCAAAAAGATGTGGGATTGGTACAAGAACGGCGGGTATGAGGCTATTGCTTCATGGTTGTACGCCCGGGATGTGACTGAGTTCAACCCGCAAGCTGCGCCGTTTGATACAGAGTTTAAAATAAACCTCATAGAAGGCGGTCGCAGCATAAGCGAAGCATACCTTGTGGAACTGATAACCAACCGCTCGGGGGAGTTCGCAAGTGGCGTTGTAGGCTCACCGTTTGTTAACCTTTGCGACCGTTTGGCAAGTACCGCACCTTCCGGAGCAAAGGTTCCGCAAGCCGCGTTGTTGCACGCGCTTGAAGAAGCAGGGTGGGTAGATATGGGCCGCGTCAAGTCAAGGCGCTATGATAGCAAGAAGCGGGTGTTCTGCGACCCGTCTATGCGCTACGAGAGCAGATCAGACCTGCGGGACTTGTTGGAAGAAACACCTCCGGCGCCCGCGTTTAATCTAAAACCACAACACAAACATGAGAGAAACTGAAATTGAAGCGCATCTTGTTTGGACTGTAGCCGTTATGGGCGGTGGAACTTATAAGTTCAAGTCTATAAATAACCGAGGAGTGGCCGATAGAATCGTATGCCTCCCGAACGGTACAACTTGGTTCATAGAGGTGAAAACAGAAACAGGTAAAATCTCGTCGCTTCAGAAAGTGTTTGCCGAAGATATGCAGACGCTCGAGCAAAATTACGCCTGTCTTTGGAGCATAGAAGAAATAGACCATTGGAGAGCGGAACAAGAGTCCGACGGCGCAGAGCTTGTACTGGTGGATGATCCCGTTTGGTACGGCGATAGATTTTTTTGTAGCAAGTGCGGGGCTCAGTGTAGACCCGACGACCGTTTTTGCTCTTATTGTGGAACAAAAATAACGACAAAATAAGCGGCGTGGCTTTTTACGCCCGCTTGATTTTATGGTTATATTACGCCTACGAGGAACTATGAAGCACTTAGACTTATTTAGCGGCATAGGTGGATTTGCCTTGGCCGCACAATGGGCAGGAATTGAAACGGTTGCATTTTGCGAGATAGAAGAATTTCCACGAAAGGTATTGCAGAAAAACTTTCCAGGGATACCCATACACCATGACATTAGAGAATTAGACGGGAGCGAATATGCAGGAATCGACATTATCACAGGTGGGTATCCATGCCAACCGTTTAGCGAAGCCGGAGCGAGAAAAGGCGATAAAGATTCGCGCCACCTCTGGCCGCAAATGTTACGAATTATTAAACAAGCAAGACCCACTTGGATCGTTGCTGAAAATGTTAATGGTCACATCACGATGGGACTCGACACAGTGCTCCATGATTTGGAAGCCGAGGGCTACACCACAAGGTCGATTATTATTCCAGCTTGTGCCGTCGATTCGCCGCACCGAAGGGATAGAATCTGGATTTTGGCCTACTCCGAAAGCCAGCGACGCAATAATGGGGATGACGGCAAGAACGAGCGGCAGAACCATAGAGCGGAGCACTCACTTACAAACGAGGGTGGGTTTGTCCGTTGGTTGGAAGAAGGGAGATGGCCATGTGAACCCTCTATTTTTAGAGTGGCTAATGGGATACCCTTCAGGGTGGACAGAAATACCTCTCTCGGAAACGCAATAGTTCCGCAAATTGCTTACGAGATACTAAGAACTATAAAAGTAATATAACCCAAGGGATCGCAAGCCATGAGAAGTAAAGAGATATGCGCAGACGGATGTAACTCCGACCCGGTTAATCACCCGGGGCACTACACCCAAAATGGTATTGAGTGCATTGAAGCACTTGAAGCAAGCATGGATACGGGCGGGTTCGTGTGCTTTTGCAAAGGAAACGCGGTTAAGTACCTGTGGCGCATGGGGTTGAAAGGGGATTTGCTTGAGGACGCAAAAAAAGCACAGTGGTATATCAACCGT